CTCTGAAAAAACACCAAGTTTAGATACATTAAAAAGTTGGTCTAAAAAATTCAATTGGCAAGAGAGGATTCAACAACGAGATGCAGAAATTAGTAAAGGTTTAGAAAAGAAAATAAATCAAGATATTGTTAATGAAAAAGCAGAACATAGAAAATTAATTAAAGCAATATTAAATGAATTAAAAAGAAGTTTAATAGAATACCAAAACGAAATAAAAGAGGGAATTAAACCTGCACAAATAGAGACAATAAAAGACCTTAAAGATATTTCACAAATTATTGATACCTTGATAAAACTTGATTTAAATATTTTAGGTGAACCTTTAACTCAAAGTGTAAATTTAATAATCTCTGAAAAATATTTACCTTCTGACGAATGATATTAAACATTAATGAAGATATAAACGAGAACTTTGAAAACTTTTTTAAAAGTAAAAAAAGAGAATGTATTATCTATGGCGGAGCAGGAGCAGGCAAAAGTTATGCAAGCGCTCAAAAGGTTTTGATTTACAATTTACTTTTTCCAGAATCTAAAACTTTGATAATGAGAAAAACATATCCAGCATTGAAATTAACTTCATTAGAATTGATAGAAAAGTTATTAAACAAATATATGATTAAATATGAAATCAATAGAAGTGAATTGATATTGAAATTAGGAAATGGAAGTCGTATGATATTTAAAAGTTTAGATAATCCAGAAAAGATAAAAAGTATTTCAGATGTTAATCTTATTTGGTTTGAAGAGCCAACAGAGATTTCAGAAAAGGATTATGATATTGTAAATTTGAGATTGAGAGGCGAAGAATTAAAAAAAGGTTTTAGACAAATTATACTTTCATTTAATCCAATTGATAGAAATCATTGGTTATTTAAAAGATTTTTTGAAAAGGAAGTTGATATTTACAAAGGAAAATTCACTTATAAGGATAACAAGTTTTTAGATAGTGAATATAAAAAAGTATTAGAAGATTTAAAAGAAAAAGATGAATATCTTTATAATGTTTATTGTCTTGGTGAATGGGGGACTTTGAAAGGTCAAATTTATACAAAATGGGATACTTTTAAAGAAGATAAAGAATATGAAGACATTATAGCTGGAATTGATTTTGGATTTAATAATCCAAATGCTTTTCTTTTAATTGGAATTAAAGATGATGAGATTTTTGTTTTTGATGAAATTTATAGAACGCAATTAACAACTCCAGAATTGATTGACTTAATAAAAGAAAAATTGAAAATGTGGAATGTTAATCCTGACATTTATTGTGAACACGAACCAGATAGGAATAAGGCTTTTATGCAGGCAGGGTTAAAAGTTTTTGAAGCAAAAAAAGATGTTTTGGTAGGTATAAACTTTTTGAAAACTAAAAAACTTCATATACACGAAAGGTGCATTAATACAATAAAAGAAATTCAAGGTTATAAGTATAAAGAAGATAGAAATGGAAATGTTTTAGAGGAACCTGTTAAATTTAATGACCACACAATGGATGCTTTGAGATATGCGGTCTTTACATATTACGGAAAACCAAAAGTGAGAGTTTTTCAGAAACCTTTTGGTCTTTAGGAGGTAAAATGTTTAATGTTGGTGAAGAGATAAAATATGATATTGAACGAATAGAAAAATATCAAACCTTCAAAAGAGCATTTTTGGGAAAACACGATGAAAGTGAAAAGTTAAAAAGAATATTTGCAAAAGTTCCAATAACGGGATCTTTTGAAGCTTCTTTTTGGATGGTTCCTTATGTTATTGCAAATTTTTGTGGAGCAATATCAAAAATTAGTGCTGACTTTCTTTTTTCTGAACCACCTGAATATCAAGCTTTGGGCGGTGATATAGAGCAGGAAAATCTTAATAGAATTGTAGATAGTAATCAATTAAATAGAAAGTTGAGAACGAATATCCTTTCAAATTCTTATAAGGGTGATGCTTTTTGGAAGGTGAGATATGATGATAGAATAATTATTGAACCTGTTAGACCTGAACTTGTTTTTGTAGATTTAAATCCAGAGAATATAAAAGAACCTTTAAAATATTATATTGCTTTTGCAATTCAATTAAACGGAAAAGATTATTTGAGAGTTGAAGAGCACGAAAAAGGATTTGTAAAAAATAAATTTTATAAAGTAATGAATGGAAAAATTGTAGAAGATTTGGGGATAGATTTCTATAACAATTTAACAGGTCAAAATATTGTTGAAGAAGTTTATACTAATATTGATGATTTTTTAATAGTTCATATACCGAATTTTGAAATAGAAGATGATTTTTGGGGAGTATCTGATTATGAAGATATTTTACCACTTCAAGATGAAATTAATAATAGACTTTCAAGAATATCAATGATTCTTGATAAACATTCTGACCCTTGGCTTGTGGTTCCACCAGGGACTTTAAATGAAAAAGGAGAATTAAATAAAAGTGCAAGTGGAGTTTTTGAAATAGGACAGGGTGAGTTGGTTCCACAATATTTGACTTGGGACTCATCTCTGACGGCTTGCTTTCAAGAAATAGATAAATTAGTTGATTATCTGCATATAATAACAGAGATGAGTCCGACCATTACTGGTTTAGATAAAGCTGGATATCCTGAAAGTGGAGAGGCTTTACAGAGAAGACTTTTAAGAACATTAGCAAAAATAGGACGCAAAAGAAGTTATTATGATATGGGATTAAAAAAATTATTAAGATTGGCTCAAGAGTTAGAATGTGAAATAGAGAGAACAAATTATAAACCTTTTGATGTTGAAATATTATGGGATGATGGAATTCCAACATTCTATACTGAAAAGTTAAATCAACTTTCAAAAATGAGAGATGATGGAGCAATCAGTCTTCAAAAATATATAATGGAAGCTTTCAATTGTAGTGAAGAAGAGGCGCTTGATGAAATTGAAAAGATTAAAAGTGAAAATCCAATTCCGAGAGTTGAAATACCTGTAAAAGGTGGAGTTGAAATTATTTAATGGATGAACTTATTGTTTTATTTGAAAGAGGATTTATAAGCATACTTGAGATTTTAAAAACTTCTCAAATTTCAGAATTTAGAAGATTTCAATTAGAAAAAAGAATAACTGAAATTGTAGGAGTTTTACAAGTCTTAAGTGATGAGGCTTCTGATTTTATACCAAAATATTTTACTAAAATTTATAAAAAAGATATTGAAGTTTTAAATAGTTGGATGGAAAAATATATACCAGATTATTCACCAATTGCTTTTGGAGGTATACATCTTGAAACTATTAGATTAATAAGTGAAGAGACAATGCAATTAGTAGGGACAGGTTTAAGATTCACCGCAGAAAGTTCAAGACGAATATTAAGAGAATCTATAAAAGAAACTATGTTAAAAGCAAATTTAGAAGGTATAACTCTTCAAGAGGCTAAAAAGATATTAAATAAAAAGATAGAGCAAATAGGTTTAAATTGTTTAATAGATAGGGGCGGTAAAAGGTGGGAACTTCCAAGATATTCTGAAATGGTTTTAAGGACTCAACAAAAAAGAATACATAGAGAAGTTGTAAGAAATGGAGCAATTGATGCAGGTTATGATTTAGTTATAGTTCAAAGTGCACCAGATTGTTGCGAAATTTGTGATAGATGGAATGGTAAAATACTTTCATTAAGGAGTGAAGCACCTGATTTTGCTGATGGAACTTTAGAACAGGCTGAATGGGATGGACTTTTTCATCCTAATTGTAGATGTGTAATAACTCCTTATAATGTTGAATTCCAAAAGGCAATGGAACATTATGATGAATTATTAAAGGATTTTGAGGAGAATGAAAATGCCACTTAAAAAAGGCAGGTCAAAAAAGGTAATTGAAAAAAATATTAAAATGTTACTTAATGAAGGAAGAGACCCTAAACAAGCGATAGCGATTGCTTATAGTCAAGCTGGAAAAAATAAAAAAAATAAAAAGAAAAAATGAAGATTTGTTATATCTGTCAATTATCTTTAGGATTTAATGGATGTAAAATGGTTTTAAATTCTGATAAACAAGAGATGTTAAATTTAATTTTAAGTAGAAAGTTTGTTTTAATTCCAGAGTTTAAATGTAAATATTTTAGAGAGAAATTTTTAAAATAGGGTAGGTGGTTATAAAATGTTTTTTAATTTCAGGACAAAACCTGTAAAAATGAAAGGAGCAAAAAAATATGGAAGTTAAAGACAATCCATCAAGCGAAGATGTAAAAACGCAAGAAACCTCGCAGGAGGTAAAACCTGAAGTTGGAGCAATACCTTATGATAGATTTAAAGAAGTAAATGAAGAGAGAAAAAAACTTGAAAAGGAACTTGAAAAATTAAAAAAACAAATAGAGGAAAATGAAACTTTAAAACTAAAAGAAAAAGAAAAGTTTAAAGAATTATACGAAAAAACCTTAAAAGAAAAAGAAGAGATTGAGAATGTTAAAAAACAATATGAATTTCAAAATAAGGTAAATAGAATTATCAGAGAATTTGATTTTGATATTCCAGAACCTTATTTGAAACTGATTTCATTTACTGAAAATGATGAGGAATTGAAAGTTCAAATTCAAAAAATAAAAGAACAATTTGAAAATGATTTAAAGAGATTAAAGAAGACTTCAATAGGTGCTCCAACCAATCCAGCCCCTGAAGGGGAAGTTTCAAAAACTCCACCTCAATTAAAAGATTTCAAAAGTATTGAAGCTTGGAAACAAGCTTATGAGGAATGGAGAAAAAAAATTGGCATAGAATAAAAGGAGGATATAAAAAATGGCAAATGAAGTAACCAGTAGTGTAATAACTGAATTAATACCAGTTGTAAATGCGGAGACAACTTTTAGATTAACAAAAATATTAAATTTGCCAAACCTTATTACTCAAAAAGATATATCTAATCAACCGGGTTTGGTGGCTTATTTTCCTTATACACCAGCAGGCACAACTGCAACAGCATTAACGGAAAATACGGATTTATCAACTAATACAGCTTTTGATACAGGGAGAGGAACTGCAACTTGTTCCCAAGTTGGTTTAATGTTCACAGTCACAGATTTAGCAACAATGGGTTCTCAAGATAATTTAGTAAATCTTATTTCAGATTACGCTTCTAATGCATTAGCTGCAAAAATAGAATCAGATATCATAGCACTTTTTGATGGCTTTTCAACTTCAAAAGGAACCACAAATACAAATTTAACATTATCAGTATTTAAATCTGCAATTACAGCATTAGAGAAAGCAAGCGCACCAAGACCTTATTATGCAGTATTATCTCCACAAGTATGGCAAGATTTAACTGATGCAATTCAAGCAGCTTCGGGCGCTCCAGCAAATGTAGGTATGAAATTTCCTGATGAATTGATGTATACATATTATGTATCAGAGCTTTTAGGCGTTCCAATATATATCTCAACTCTCTTTGCTGATGATGCAAGTGGAGACCATAAATGCGGTATGTTTTCTAAACAAGCTTTAGGTATAGCTTGGAAAGTTAGAGCAAATATTGAAATTGAAAGAGACGCTTCATTAAGAGCATACCAAGTTGTAGCAACAGCAACCTATGGAGTAACAGAAATTGTTGATGCTTTTGGAGTGGAGTTATTGGTTGACGGAGATGCATAATGATTAGAACTCGTAAAAGAGTAGCATTTTGGCTTGGTTCAATAACAACTGATACTACTTTACCAATTTTTACTACAATGGAATTTCCAATTATTATTAGAGGCGTTTATTTATTAAATAGTGCTGATTTATCTTCTGATACAACTAATAAAATAACATTAACACTTTATAACAAAGGAACTGATTATCAAGGAACAACTAAAATAGCAACTAAAACTTCTAATGGTGCGGCAATAACAACAGGTGTCCCGTGGGCATTAGTAGTAACAACAGCAAACGCAAAGGTAACTGCTTTACAGACGATAGCAATAAATGTAGATGTTAATGGAACAGGACAAACTACTAATGCAACATTATATATTGAATATGATGAGGGGGTATAAAGATATACCCCCTTTTGGAGGTTTGAATG